CGCAATGAAGTGGACGCAGAAGAAAACGTACAGGATTCCGTACAGGAAGATGTGCAATCTGAAAATTTGAACCCAGATTCAGAAGAGGGCTCGTTTAAAAAACGCTACGGTGATCTTAGGCGGCATATGCAACAGTCTATGCAACAGAAAGACGCCGCGCTAAATAAGATGCAAGAGCAACTAGCTCAAGCAACTAGGCAACAAATTAAGTTCCCCAAAACTGAAGAAGAAGTTGCGGCATGGACTGCAAAGTATCCAGATGTCGCCGCAATTATTGACACCATTGCTCAGAAAAGAACACAGGAAGCATTGGCTGTCGGAGAACAAGAGCTCAATAAAGTTAAACAGCTTGAAGTTAAGCTTAACCGTGAAAAAGCTGAAAAAGAACTACGAGATGCTCACCCCGACTTTGATAAAATCCGCGCAAACAAAGATTTTCACGATTGGGTTATGGAGCAACCTCAGTATGTTCAGGATGCTCTTTATAAGAATAATACAGATGCTAGAGCGGCTTCTCGTGCAATTGATTTGTACAAAGCAGATAAAGGCATAAAGCGTAAACGTAAGGCTAACCCGCAAGATGCGGCTCGTTCAGTCGGACGTACAAGCAGTGCCAACGCTCCAGTATCAGGACGAGCTCGCTTTACAGAGAGCCAAGTACAAAAGATGTCTCCACGCGAATATGACGCAAATGAGGACGCAATACTTGAATCTATGCGAAATAACTCGTTCGTTTACGACATATCTGGGGGCGCACGTTAATACCACTTGTAAAGGTACGAAACTCGTGGTATACTAACCTCAGCTATTGGAAGTAATTTGCCTTAGGTAATTACATCTAAAGTGCACAGAGCCGCGTCAATGACGCCTACCTCTAATATTAACATTTCAGAATATATCGATAAGAACACCTGAAACGCTTGGCCCTTGCTACTAATTTCGTACAAGATTAGGCGCAAAGTTACCCAAGAAGTGTCAGCCCTTAGCCCCGATAATGTTTCTGTTCAGTACCAACTAAACCCTAATATCGGAAATTTTTCCGATTGTTTAGCCTACTCAACAAGGAGATAATTATGGCTTTTTCAAGTGCTTCGGGTTATACAAACTTACCTAATGGTAACTTTAGCCCCGTCATTTACTCGCAGAAGGTACAAAAGACCTTCCGCAAGTCTTCTATCGTAGAAGACGTAACAAACACCGACTATTTTGGTGAGATCGCAAACTACGGAGATAGTGTGCGTATTATCAAAGAGCCGGAAATCACAGTTAGTGCCTACAATCGTGGTACTACGCTGGCAACTCAGGATCTGTCAGACGCTGACTTCTCGCTGATTGTCGATCAGGCAAACTACTTTCAGTTTGCAATCGATGATATCGAAAGCGCACACTCACACGTTAACTTCATGGATCTGGCAACAGACCGTGCGGCTTATCGTTTGCGTGATGAATTCGATGGCGAAGTTCTCGGCTATCTTGCAGGTTGGGAAAAAGACAGCAATGGCGATTGGATTCGCCGTACAGCGGCAAACGGCACAAAAGCTGATTCAACCGCTGGTGCGGATGAATTGCTTGCCGCTAACAAGCTCGACATCACTGATTTCGGTGGTGCTGACTTGGGTGTTGCTGGCGAAGTAACTTCCATCCCTCTAGCCGCAGGTGGCGGAGCAAGTGGTATCACATCACCTCTTGCTATGCTTAACCGTGTAGCTCGTCAGATGGATCAAGCTAACGTTGACACTGAAGGTCGCTGGTTCTGTGCAGATCCCGTATTTTACGAGATCTTGATGGACGAGCAATCTAAGTTCGTTGATCGTGACTTCGGCGGTGGTGAAGAAATTCGCAACGGTCGTGTAGGTAATGGTCTTATCCGTGGTTTCCGCGTGTATAAGTCTAACAACCTTCCGTATGTGGGTACTGGATCTGGTACAACTCTTTCTACAGGTTCCGAAACTAATTTCGGCGTCATGGTAGCAGGACACGATTCAGCGGTAGCAACTGCACAACAGCTTGCTAAAACTGAGTCTTTCCGTGATCCAAACACATTCGCGGACAAGGTTCGTGGTATGCAACTTTATGGTCGTAAGATTTTGCGTCCTGAAGCTCTGTTCACTGCAAACTATAACGTAGCCTAGTGCTTATTGGAGTGCTCTCTTAACGGGGGCACTCCTTTTCTGTATGAAAAGAGATAAAATACTGTGTCTACATTTCTTGATTTAACAAACCAGTTACTGCGAAGATTAAATGAGGTTGAGATTGCTCAAGCTGATTTTCCTTCCGTTCGTGGAGTTCAAGCAACTGCTAAAGACGCAATCAAGAATGCAATCGCAAAAATCAATCAGGCTGAATATGAGTGGCCGTTTAACGCAGTAGAACACACTCAGCTTTTAGTAGTAGGTCAAGAAGATTATTCATGGCCTCAATATTTAAAAGTAGCTGACTTTAATTCATTCCAATTACAGGCAAACACAAGCCTTGGAGTGCAAGCTACCCAATTAAAATTTATTGATCGCGACACTTATTATAGAAATTTTAAAGATCTTGATGATAACGCTGGAGCCGCTGGTCGAGGTACTCCTACCACGGTAGCTGAAGGATTTGGTAACGGTTACACAATGACCCCTTCACCAGATCAAGCATACACCATTAAGTTTCGTTATTATCAAACACACAATGATCTTATTGCTTATAGCGATGTTACTCGTGTCCCCGATACTTACGACAATGTGATTATCGAAGGGGCCTTAACGCAGATGTATATGTTTAGAGATAATATGGAAGCCGCTGGAATTTCGGCTCAGTTATTTCAACAAGGCGTCAAAGAAATGCAAGGCATTCTAATGAATAAATACGAGGCCATTAGGGACACTCGTATCTCCATAGATGTCCGAAGTAACAGGTTGTTTCTTTAATGCCAGATCGTATTCAGTCATTTAAAGTTATTTGTGGCGGCGGGCTGAACTCAAATGAGAATCACTTAGATCTCTCTGAGAACAACCCCGGGTCTGCCACTCGCCTAGTTAATTATGAAATTAGCTTGTTTGGTGGTTACCGTAGAATTGAGGGTTTTCAACCTTACGATGCTACTTACCAAGAGGTTGACCCAGATGACTGTGAAGGGCGAATATTAGCTCTCTCAATTTTTAAAGATGATAACCTAAATGAAACTATTGTCTTAACTGCTAGAAAAGTTAAGAAGTTTCGTTTCTTGGCTACTTTTGCACAGAGTGCATTTACTGGATCAGACACAAATAGTCGTACAGTAGATTTGCCTTTTAGTAGTGACGTACACGTTTATAAGAATGGTATTCAACTAGGAATTATTACTGATTTTACTGTGTCAGGAAACACAGTAACTTTGGTTACTCCAGCAACGTCTGGTGATATCATTGAGATTGATCCAAACGAATATTGTTTTTACCGTTATGTATTTGGCGCAGGGTATTCTAAATACACGCTAGACCACGGAGCTAGACGATCCACCCTTACTACTCTTGGGGATCAACTAACTAAAATCCGTAGCGAAACATTTAACTTTGGTGATGGTAACCATATTTGTTTTGTAGATGGATGTGGCCCAGCCATTGTATTTGATGGCTCTCATTGGGAAGAATTAACAGTAGCTGGAGCGGGAACTAGCCCAGATGCTGGCGGTCACAATTCACAAACAGGTGGTGGTGATCAGTGTCTTGCGGCACCTTCTCTTGTAGGCGTATTTGAGAACCATTTATTTATCGGTGGTAACGTTCTTACAGAAGCTACTATTGCTCACTCCGCACCTAACGCATGGTACGATTTTGCGGTTGCGAATGGGGCAGGACAAGTATCCGTAGGATTTGATGTTGTTCAGTTTAAGCCCTTCCGAGACAACTTGTTTGTTTTTGGTGATAACGGAATTAAAAAAATCACAGCGGATGTTACCGCTGGATTTATTATTGATCAGGTAACATCAAATGTTGGATGTATTGCTAGGGATAGTGTTCTCGAAATTGGTGGTGATCTGGTATTTCTAGCACCAGACGGACTACGCCCAGTTGCGGGTACATCGCGTATTGGGGACGTTGAATTAGAAACAATTTCTAAACCTATCCAACAATTGCTTACTGATTTGCCCAGAGATTACGATCTCGACTCTCTAGTAGGCGTAGTAATCCGCTCTAAGTCTCAACTACGTTATTTTATGGGAGATGTGGACACAGCGGTTACTGACAGTTTTGGAATTATTGGTGGGTTACGTTCTGCTGACCAAAGATTAGGCTGGGAATTTGGAGAGTTAATTGGGATCAGGGCAAGTGCCACAGCATCTGCTTATGTGAACAGACAAGAACTTGTCCTTCACGGCGATTATGATGGTAAAATTTATAAACAAGAAACTGGGACAACGTTTAATGGTAGTGATATTTTAGCTATCTACGGAACTCCTTATTATGACTTCGGGGATACTGAAGTTCGTAAAACAATGAGAAAAGTAAACACCTTTGTTCGTGCAGAAGGCCCTTTCACTCTAAACATGACGGTTAATTATGATTGGGATGATCCTAATGTAAGTAGGCCCTCATCATACACACAACAGTCTCAAGGTGCCCCAGTTCGATATAAGGGCAGAAACATCAATTATGGTGGGGTTAATATTAACTATGGCGGTAACGAAAAACCAATTGTGACCACCTCAATTCAAGGCTCTGGTTATGCTACTCAGCTTACGTTTGTGACGCTGGGAGATTTTGACCCTTATAGTATTCAGGGCATTGTATTTGAATTCAGTATTGCGGGAAGACGTTAAATGGCAGGATATACAAGACAATCTGTAGCAGACATTGTTAACGGATCTAATATTACGGCTCCTCCGTTAAACGCGGAGTTTAATCAGCTTGCGGTAGCGTTTGACCCTGCTACAGGCCACACCCATGATGGCTCTTCTGGTAGTTCCCCTAAAATTGATCTTACTACTTCTATTACAGGGTACTTACCAGCTATTCATGGTGGTATCGGCGGTAAGAATAACACACAGGCTACAGTAAATCCTACAACCGCAGATGATTTTAACGATGGATACGCTCCCGGTTCACTCTGGCTTAATTCAGTCAATGGCCGTGGGTTTATTTGTATAACTAACACCATAAATAACGCAGTATGGGCCGAAGTTGCGGCCATCAGCCCTAACAACAGAATTACCGCTGAAGTTTCAAACACCGTAGACCTTGGTTCGTCTGTTTATCAATTCAAGGATATTTATATTGATGGAACAGGCTATATTGATGCTGTTAGTGGCGACACTATTACTCTCACTAGTAATGCCTCTGTTGGTGGTAATCTTACTCTTACAGGCAACTACGTTGGCTCTGGAAACTTTACTAACACGGGCACGGGATATTTTGGCGGCAATGTTACGGCGAACACGGATTTAGCAGTTAACGGCACATTTAATGCCGCTGGTGATGTAAATCTTGGTAATGCTACATCTGACACCGTAACATTCATTTCTCGCGTAGATTCAAGCATTATCCCTTCCGCTGATGGTACCTACAATCTAGGTAGCACCACACAGGAATGGCAAAACCTATATATTGATGGCACCGCTGAGATTGATCAGCTTAACGCCGACAGCGTAGATATTGACAATGGTAACATCGATAACACAGTTATTGGTGCGGGTACTCGTGCGTCTGGCGCATTTACTGGCCTGACTGTTGATGGTGTTATCAGTTTTGCTAGCGCAACAGTTTCTAATCTAGGTAACGTCACAACCGCCGATATTAATGGCGGTACTATTGATGGCGTAACGATTGGTACAAACTCTGCCGTTACAGACCTTCGCGTGGATAACCTGAAGGTTGATGGCAACGCAATTACGTCCACCAATGCAAATGGCAACATTGATATTACGCCTAATGGCACTGGTGAAGTTAACATCAGTAAGGTTGATATTGACTCTGGTACAATCGACAACACAGTTATTGGGGCAACAACCCCTGTCGCTGGTACATTTACTACTGTTACGACTACAGGCCAAGCTACACTAGCAACGGCTGATATCAACGGTGGTGCGATTGATAATACTACCATTGGTGCTACTACACCTTCCAGTGGTGCTTTCACTACCGTGTCTGCTTCAGGCGGATTTACGGGCGATGTCACAGGTAACGTAACTGGTAACCTTACGGGTAACATCACAGGTAATATCACGGGTGATGTAACTGGTGACCTTACAGGTAACGTAACAGCGGCCACAGGAACATCTACATTTAACGATGTAACTGTGAATGGTACACTTGACGTTACAGGCACAACAATTGCCAACGTCACAGATCCTTCTAGCGCACAGGATGCGGCTACAAAGAATTATGTAGATACATCAATTAATAATCTGATTGGTGGCGCACCGGGTGCTTTGGACACTCTTAACGAATTAGCAGATGCGTTGAATGATGACGCAAATGCGTATGCTACCCTAGACGCAAAGATTAATACCAAGCTTACCAAAGCTGGGGATACCATGTCAGGTATCCTAGCAATGGGGGCTAACAAGATTACTGGTGTATCTGATCCTACTGCAAACCAAGATGCATCCACCAAAATATATACAGATACTCAACGAGACACCCGCGTTGCTAAAACAGGCGATACAATGTCTGGTGTACTCAACATGGGTTCTAACAAGGTTACTAATGTAACTGACCCAACCAGCGCACAAGATGCGGCCACAAA